GATGAGCTTGATGAACTTGTCCTTATAATCAGACACATCTTGTTTGTTGTAGTCCACACTGGCGTCGTCATAGAAGATTTTCTCAAAGATTTCATACGGGTTCTTGATATACTTAAGCTTGTCACTTTCAGTATCGTAGATATGGAATCCGCGAGTGTCCTTATAATCATTCCAGAACATCTGATAAGGGTTGCCTAGGTATTGAACATTACCATGTTTTGATTTGTGATGGAAGTGTCCAGACCACACACGTTTAAAGTTCTTAAAGTCAGAGACTTTGAATCCCCCTTCAAACTTCATGCCTGGCGTAACTTCAAAACCATCACACTCAAGGTGACCACACATAATGTCTGCTTGACTGTTAGCAATCAATTCCAAACACTCTTCTTTATTCTCTTTATTAATCCATGGCATCAACAAAAACTTTTTGCTACCAAGAGTAATCTCTTCAGGTGAAGCATAGATATTGATGTTCTTGTACTGCTCTAGTAGTAGTTCTGGAGAGTTGATCTTGTTAGTATTTTTATAATACGTACAATGATTACCCAGAATCATATGAACCTTATAGTCTTCTAATCTCTTGAAATAATTTTCAGTAATACGATTAAAAGTATTAAAGTCCATAGACTTTCTGTTATCAAAAGTGTCACCCAAATCAATGATGGTGCTGATACCTTCTTTCTCAAGTGTAGGAAAAAAGATGTTGTCATAAAACTTTTGAAAATAGTTCCAGAAATTGATGTTGCCTTTTCTTCCATCTAAATGTTGATCAGTTATTAGTGCTATCTTCATAGCTTTCCTCCCACTGTTCCGTCAAAAGGTTTAGACGATCTAGCATTTGCCCAGTTGGTTGCGACACCTTCCAAGTGGAATTTCGTTCCTGAAATACAAACTTCCCTCGTAAGTGCGGTGACGAGTCCCTCACCTTCCTTACTATAGCTAGTCCACGTTCCAAATCGTTTTTCCTCAACACGGAAAGTTCCATAGGGTGTTTCAAACCATTCATGTTCTGCGATTTCGGGGTGCTCGTTCATTTTCTTTAGTCTTATTATAAATTATAACTTCAACTCCATCATGAGTAAAGACCAGTTCATCATCATGGTCCCAACAGAGTTCTTCATAGAGAGCATTTAATTTCTCCATGTCATCATATAAGGCATTCGGATCAGGCATCAGCGATTCATCTTAATTTCAATATTTTCTTTAATACTGCCCATGTCTGAGGATGAAGCGTTCATTCCTTGCATATCACCAGAGTAGGTATCAGTATGCATAACTTCATCGTAACCAGATCTTTCTAAGATTTTATTTTTAATTTCCATTTGCTTCTTCTCCTTCTGAATCCTGCGAAGGAATGCATAGTAAATGATTTGAGTGAAGTATGCAAATGGGTTGGAAGACTTTTCTGGATTAAAGTTATCAATATACTGAAGGCAGTTCTCAATGCCATCACAAATCATGTCCTCACGGAACATGTAGTTGACAAAATTTGGTTTGTATGATAAGTGTGTAGCAATCTTTAAAAAGCACTCTCCAATATAATTAGGAACTCTAGGTCTATCTTTACCGTCTTCCTTAGCCGCGAGGACGCGGTTACGATAAACAGTGATCGCCTCTAAGAACTCCTTGTTATTGACATAGTATTCTGTCTTTTTCTTCATGAGAGGTTTGTGTGATGATTTTATTGTAATTCAACATACAAAAAATGTCAAGCTTGACAAGACCTGATAAACCCAGTAGACTAACTCTGTAAGGGTTCAAGAGAAGTTGTAGCTTTTAGCTTCTCTTAAACAGATCCTCTAGTTTGGTCTTAGTTTCTTTGATAGAACCTAGGTGCCCCATTTGGCGGGAAAACTTTTGAGGTTCAAACGATTCTCTAAATGAATTTAGTTGTGTAATATGTCTTCTAACTGATTCAGTATAAAACTTTTCAATTCTTTTGTCTTCAACTTCTGTCATTGTAATGATGTGTTGTTTAGGTAAAACAAACATATGATCAAAAGTAGATTTAATCCATTCAGTTAAAGAAAATCCTTGTACCTTTATATTCCTTCTTTGATTATCTACATACGTAACTTCCATAGGATTTTCTAGTACAAGACTGTCGTCATCTGGCATGTAAGAAACTTTTGAAATTATTTCTTCTCCAGTAACTAATTTCATAGTTGCTAGGAATTCTTCTTCCATATTTAATTTGCTCTAAGGTTTACTTTTATAACCTCATACTTAAAGTTTTCGTCATTATAAATGTTGACTCTTTCATTAAGATGTCTCAAGGTGTAATTTTGACCGCCGATGTCATCAGCGATATCGTATAATGTTGCCATGTCTTTGCCATCACCTTTTCTTAGAACACGTCCAATAGATTGAAGGTTACGTATACGTGATTTACTTGGCGAGGCGAAAATAATATTGTGCAATCTTTTAATGTTAATTCCTGTAGAGAAGGTTCCGTAAGAAGCAATGATTATAGCATTGTCTTCAGTTTCAGTGATTTGACGAACTTCTTCCCTATCTTCTACATCAGTTCCGCCATGAACGAAAAAGACTTTTCGTTTGGAATCTACAGTATTATTTATTAGATCATGAAGAGGTTCACCATGCTTTTCAATGTAGTTAAAAAGAACAAGGGTATTGCCTTTTATATCATTAACTAAATTTTTAATCAGATTGTTTCTACCTTTATGTCCTACAAGATACTCCATCTCATCATGATATGTGTCAAAATGCTGAGGAGCATGTTTACAAAGTAGGATTTTAATCCTAAACTTAGATAGATAACCTGACTTGATTAGATCATCTGTCTTCGTGACTTGCTCACAATCACCAAACAATCCTTCAAGTACCCATTTATGAGTCTTGGTTCCATCTAATGTTCCAGTAAAACCAAAACGATACTTGGCGTTGTGTAATTTGGTCATGATTCCCGTGAGGGATTTTGACTTAAACAGGTGTGCTTCATCACCGATAACACAGTCAATATCATCAAAGTATCTTTTGGGGAACTTATAGATTGATTGCCAGGTTGAAATAATAATTGGTTTATCCGTATTTTTATCCTTGCCCGAATAAATTTTATGCACATGGTCATCCGCGTTCCACCCGTAATCATTAAAGTCATTGACCATCTGTTCCACGAGGGACGTAGTAGGGACGATGATGAGCGTCTTCTTGCTGGTAGCAGTGTAGTATCTCACGAGGGAGTAGATCATCAAAGATTTTCCACTACCCGTAGGCGAAAGTAAAAGTTTACGATTATATTTAATAGCTTCGTATACTGCCTTATATTGATAAGGTCTTGGTTTAATTTCTGTACGGATAATTTTATCCATAAAAGTTTTGATACCAGCAGGAGATACAAAATCATTAGTATCTTCAACTTCTCCGTACCATTCATTCTTTTCGTATTCAATATTGTATTGTCTTTCATATGCCCACACTTGTAAGTGTCTCATAAGACCATGATACAATTCACCTGTACCAGGAGAATACAATCTGATAGTTCCATCCCAGTATTTGTATCTGGGATTCTTTTTTAAGAACTTAGCTTCAGGAACTTCAAATGTAAAGTAGTCTGCTAACTCATGATGGACATGAGGTTCTTTTGAATTGATAGTAATGTAAACTTCGTTCTTCTTTTTTACAATTAGATTAGACATACGGACTTCCGCCAAACCAAGTTACTAACGATTTTCTAACTCCAGAAGTTACTGGATTAACTTTGTGCCAAGTATCTGATGGAAAAAATATAACTGTTCCTTTAGGTTCTTTAAATTTTACACTCCTTTCTTCCGCTAAAGGTCCATAGAGTTCTAGTTCTAATTCACCACCTTCATATTCTTCAGGGTCATTTAAAAATACTGTAAGACTTATTTTTCTGATAGGAGTATCTGGACACATACCCATCATTTGAGATCTTAGATGCCCTTGACAATCAACATGCCAATTGTAATGATCTCCTTCATTGTAGACTGTATACTGTAAACCTTCAGCTCCTAAAATTTGAAGATTCCATTCCGCATTTACATTTGCCTGATGGCAAAGAGTTAATAATAAATTTCTAAGATCTAAATTTTCAATCCAATCAATCTCACATTTTCTTAAGTCCTGATGACTTGATTCACCTGGCATCAGTGAATGTGTGTGAATCGCATTTTCAAGAATTGAAAGATCGTGATCATTCAATTTAAATTTAACAAGAGGATTACCAAATTTCATTACTGTCCATTAACAAATTTTTCCCACTCAATTGCACTCTTGATTTGAAAACCTCTATTAGAGATTTGTTTCATAACTTGATCTAACCAGTAAAGCATCTGATCTAAGTATTTAATTTTTGCTTCTAGGTTGATGATTTCCTCATCAGACTCTAGATAAACTTTCATTTTTTCAGAAGTCTTAATAGATGATCCAAATGGTTTAGCGGCGTATGTCTTAGCGTCTGCCTCGCCAGAGTAATACTCACGCTTCTCTCTTACCGTTTTACGGATCTCAAACTCTAAAGAAGTTTTGATCTGCTGAATGTCAGTGTAGTGGTTTAAGTATTTATTATGCTGAAAAGGGATGTCTAAAGCGAGTTGTCCCAGATCTGTGCTATATTGTTTGTTCTTGAATTGAAAGTCAACTGCAGAATCTTCTGCCCAATCTTCTCTCAGTTTTTCAAATTTATTACGAAGAGTTTCAAAATTCATGTACGTTCTTTAAAGTTTGTATCACGTATAGTATATTTTTCGTACTTAAATGTTACGTCTGCTAGTAAATATTCTACATCTCCTACTGTAGCATCAAAAGGAACACCAGACAAGGAGACTGGGAATAGGTTTTTAAACTCTACAATATGATTAGCATTATTATGAGAAGTCATAACAAATAGTCTAGCTGAAGAATACTGGTCAGCGGAAGTAGATCTACCGTCAGCTAAACCATACTCAGTAATCCAATTATGAATTGAAAGGTAGTTGACTAACTCCTCATCAATAATAAAACGTACGTTCAAATCGCCATAAGAAACTCCACCACTTGGAGTGATAGCAATGTTTCTATATGGAGTTGGAACTTCAGCAAATGGCATTGAGATTTCTGGAATACTTGCTGATTGGCAAAAGAAATCTACCCCGCGAAAGATTTCAAGATCTAACTTAAACCCAACGGGGGATAAAAAATTGCGATTAACAATTTGTTCTTTATACCATTCAGCAGGCATGTCAACTTCCCAAGCTATAAGTATTTATGGGTTCTCTGGATCAAGACCTAGTTCAATAAGATATTCAACCCACCACTGAGGATTTTTCTCTCTCTTCCAAACAGGAACTGGAAGTCCTAACTCTGCATAATGTTCTTCTAATGCTTCATCTATAATCTGTGCGATCTCCATATTCCTCTTCTTCTTCATCAACGTCTTCATACGGGTTCTCCACAAAGGGTCCTCGTTTTCGTAGAGGTTCTTTTCTGACATAATCCGCCTCAACATTTACGGCACTCATCCATACAGCAAATTTCATCACTATGTAGATGACTACTAGTGGTGTAAAACAAAGTATTAGTGTGTATTGTGATTTCATTCGTCGTCATCTTGATCGTAAGTTAATCTACAATCCCAGCAATGGTCTTCCTCCCACTCTGGTTCGTATAGAGGACAGGGTTCTTCAAAAAGGTGACCCATCCTCAGTTGTTTAATTCTTTCCCGTAGACCTTTATAAAATTCTCTCTTATCGTCTGGGTTCATTAACAGCTATACTCTTCTATAATGTTCAGAACTTGATTTAATTGATAGTGAGATCCCTCCATCCATTCTTTGGTTGCACCATGATATCTACCTTCGTGTAATTCGTTTTTTAATTTAAGTACTCTTGCTTGAATGTCAATCTTTAGCAGTCTCCCACGTCCCATGTATTCATTCGTAACTAATACTATTTAAGCAAAAAAAAGGGGACCTTGCAGGTCCCCGAAAGAATTGTCGTGAATTGATCACATAAGGTTTTCAACCTTGACTCTTCTGTAGTACTGGTTACGTGAAGCAGTAAGTGCCTCAGCATCAGGATCACCATTTGCCTTGCGGACGAATGGGTTAGCGACCATGCCGTAACGGGTCTTGAATCCAATTTTTGGTTGGAAGGTATCAGGACCGATGGAACGAACCATCTGGAGAGGTACGTATGGGCAATAGAACAGACCTGAATCATAAGGGGAAGTACCCTTATAACCAACTACGTAGTAGTGGGAGTTGGAAACGTTAGCAGAGTAAGGATCAACGAAGACCTTAATGCGTCCGTTCATGGTTCCAACTAGAAGGTTACCAGTGTCATCAACTTCACCGATGGAAGGACCACCAGCACCAGTTAGACCTGAAGTGTAGTCTAGTGTACCAGACATCGCGAGAGCAGAAGCAACATCAGCAGAAGTGATGATGAAGTTGCCCTTTCCTCTACGAGTCTCTTGAGCGATTGCGTTTGCATCTCTCTCAATCTGGAACATAAGTCCCTTGAATTTTTCAACTGACCATCTGCCGTTGGAGTCAACGTCAAGGTCAAA